ATAGAAGTGCTCGTTAATTTTAACAATCATGTTGACGTTTGTAGAAAGACTTCCTGTTCCAAGAGCATTGTTCTCTGGATCATTGGAAAATCCAACAATTCTACATTGAGCTGTACCTGTAGCCATAGTTCCACTGAGATCTACATTAGATTTACCAGTGGTTGTACTACCAGCAGCGTAAACAATGTCAGCGTTTAAGCCAACAACTGTTTGTGTAACACTACCTGTAGCAGCACTTTGAACTTCAAATAAAGCATTAGGATCGTCAACTACGAAAGCAACTGCGTCTGATGTAACAGTACCATTAGGGAAATAAGGTGAAAATTGCACCTCTCCCGCTGAATCAGTGTACTGGCATCCCTGAAAGACTCCTAGTAATAAATCTCCAGCCGCAGCAACAGCTATGCCGCCTGTGGCTTTCATTACTACTGGGTCGCCTGTAAAGATACTTCCGGTTGTGCCTGAAAGGATTCTATACTCAGTAGTACCAGTGCTATTAGCACCGCTTCCAAGTTTCCCTATAGGCCTTAAACCGAATTTAGCATTTGTATTTGCCATAATAGTTTCCTAGTTAATGTTTATTATAGAAGTAGTAATTATTTACTGCTTCCTCCAAAAGTAACCTTTGATGACACTTTACTTGAAATTGGCATCGCAGGATTCTCTTCACGCATTAGGTCGTTCTCTACGGCAGTCATTTGGTTTTGAGTTTGTTGTTCAAAAAATTGGTTTCTTTGATCTGCGATTTCTTTATCAATTTTGCACAGTATCAACCCACCCACACCTATAACGCCGGCATGTCGACCATCATCGACTGTAGGAAGATCGTGAAATCCAGATATTTCTTCAGGCTTTACCGGGACGAATCCTTCACGAAATCTTTTTGAGACATTCGTTTTGTCATCTTGCCCTAGTACAGATTCTCTAATCCAATGATATTTTATACCTTCAGATTCAGCTTTTTGTATAACTTCCTCTGGCAGTTCTAAAGCAGAAGGCATTTTCCAGACTTTTGGTCTTTCGTCTTTTGCTCTAGTATCAGAACTTCTTGAAGCTCTAACATCTTCATCTTGAATCACTGTTTCTTTATCTTTTGTCATGATCTTTCTAACCTCGCTTTTTGTATTGCGTAATCTTTAAATGACACTCCAAGCTTTTTAGCTAGTGCTTGTTCGCTCGGTGTCAACTCGATACGATTTTGTTTGCGTCCTGTCGATGTATTGCGTGTGGCTGAAGCGACTGTTTGGACGGGTTTTTTGTCCGCTTCCACGTTAAATTTATGAGGCAACTCTTGTCGCACTCTGTTATTTAATTCACTATAGTATTCATCAGACTCAAGGTCAAACCCTTCGTTCTCTAATTGATTGTGAATTGCAAAAGCAACTGAAGTTGCAATTTGATCTTTTCCAAACCAAGTGTTTTCTTGTGCCCATCTTTTAGCATTGTCTGAAGGATCTTCATACTCTTGAACTGGTTGTTGTTCAAAGTAATCTGGTTGATTTTTAACTTGTTCGTTATAAGCTGCTTCTTGTTCTTCATACCTTTTTTGATCTTGCCTATATTGTTCAAGTCTAGCTTTATCTGAAGTAGCCATTGTTAAAGCTTCTGTAGCTGTAGCTATTGCATCAGGATCCTGGGACTCAGTGGCTGTTTTTAAAGCTTGTCTTGCTAAAGTTATTTGAGATTCAACACGATTTGTAAATTCATCTCCATAACTATTTTGAAAAGACTTTTGAGATTGCCTTAATTGCTCATTTTGTTCTTTTAACTCTTTAGCATATTGAACGGCCATCAACTCCCTTCTTTGAAACTCTTTGGCTTGTGCTACTGCTTTGTTAATCCTGTTTTGTGCAAGAGATGCTCTTTTCTCTATATCTGATTGATCTTTGGCTTTTTCTTCAACTTGAGGAGAAACTTCAAAATCTTCTTTTATTTCATCCTCAGTTACAGGAGTAACTTCCTTGTTTTGATCTAAATCAATGTTTACAGACTCTTCTTGAACCTCATCCTCTACTCTTCTGTGTTCAGGGACTGCAGCTTTTTCTATCTTTTCATCTGTAATTTCTACATCGATGGTTTCTAATTCTTCAATGTTTTGTGCTTCTTCTGCCATTATTTGCTCCTATAAAGATTTAATATCGTCCGGGTTTAAGATGGTTGCTATCACTTCATCATCATTAATTATTCTAACTTCGTGATCATCTTCCAATCTAAATCTAGTTCCAGCGTATCTACCTATCAGTATCCAGTCTCCTTTTTTACACCAAGGGTCATCACCAAATTTATTTTGATCTTGATAAGCCAACGGTCCTAGTTTTAGTACATAGCAAATGACTGTAGACAAAGCTTCTCTATCTACTGTTTCTTTTACTAATTGAATTCCAGCTTCTGTAACCCCTTTGCCTTTGTAGGGTAAAACTAACAAACGCCACCCGGATGGGTTTGGCATTCTGTCTAGTAGGGATTTGTTTAGTAGTTCTGGATTAAGAACTCTTTCTTCTTGTGTTACAAAAGCTTTATCTAGTTCTGAAGATTGCTCTAGATTATCTTTTGCAATGTTTTCTTTATATTCTTCAAATTTTGTTTTTGCGACTTTTTCATTCATCGATGTTATCCATATGCAGCGTTTCTCTTAAATCTTCTCTGAGAGAGCGAATCGCTGATAACTCCCCCATCAGGTATTTGTAATCCTCCATCGATTTTATATTGCCACTCGCAATTATGTCAACTGCGTTCTGTTCTCTTTGGTCTAAAGTCTTAAAAAAATATTCTGCTAAATTTACAGCATCCATTGGCTCTCTCCTGCCTATGTTACTTTATCTTTGCTCTCTCAACCCTATTAGGTTCTCCTTAGAACCTGGTAATGTTCTAGAACTTGATGATGTTAAGTTTGGTCTACCGCCAAGCGTTGGAAGTGTGGGCAGTGGTATATTAAGTCCCATTAGCCTAGAAGGTAACGATGGCATAGAAGGCATGGTTTGAGGTATAGTTGGAGGAACTACAGGTACTGGAACTGATGGAATTTTGGGTGTAATACCATACTCCGCTAAACTAGCCTTAACAGCCTCCATATCAATAGGAGATGGCATTGGTAACAAACTATCAGGTTGTACTGCTGGTATGTTTTCTGGCATTGTTTTAGCACCACTAGGACCACCAGCGAATACAGGAGCTTCTACTACAGGAGCTCGTTTAGTAACAGGTGTTCTTCTTGGTGTTGAAGATGTTGCACCGCCTGTATCTTGATATTCTCTAAGCTTTTCTCCAGCTTCTTTTGCTTCTTCTTTGGTTCTATAGACTTTATTCCTAAATTGTTTTGGTACTCTGCTCCATCCTTCTGTGGTATTTCCAACTCTCCCTTCATCGTCTATCCAATAAATATTCATTAAATAACCAGATCTAGGGTCGCCTTCTATTCTATAAGCACTTGCTCCAGCTGCAATTCTTGCTCCCATTTCACTAGGAGCGTATGGATCATACTTTGGCTGTGGCGTAGGTTCTGGCATTGGCATTGGTCTTACTGGTCCCGGATCAACAGGTAGTGTTTCTCTAGGTTGTTCTATAGGAACTACTGGTGCTCTATCTTGAGGGACATCAATAGGCCTAGGCATGGGCACAGGCACAGGAGGAAGTATAATCGGTCTTTCGTATGGTCTACTGAAATTATCCCCTATAGGATCTGGTCTTCTATCCGTAGGCATGAAAGCTTGTTCTGGCTGAACAGGAGCTTGATAGCCTTCAGGTGTAAAAAATGCTGGACCGCCAACAACTAAACTAGGTCTAGGTTGAACGGGTTGTAGAGGTGCTGGCACGGGTTGTGGAGGAGATGGCATACGCTCTATACGCTCTACCTCACCAAACTGTTGGTTTTGTAAACGTGGAGCAGCTGTAGAGCCTT